TCGTACTTTTCGGTGATAGAGACATTGTTTATGATGCCCATGTACCGCTTAAAAAACTGGGTTGTCGGGGTTGTAAGTATCTGATTGTTGGAATCAAAGAACCCGCGCCAGATTTCTATGATCGATCCTTTTATGTCGCTAGAAAGGATAATAGCAACAGTCGATGGGTCAATGCCAGTCAAGGCAATCGTCATGTCATCGCTCGTTGCCTTGATATCACGCTGAACATCTCCAACCGACAACAATAGCCCAAGGCTAGAAAATGTCATGCCATTGACTGTAATTGCAGCGGCGGCGTTACAGAATGTGTAGGTAGTAGTTGCTGTTCCAGTACCGGAGCCTACTCCAGTTGCTGTAAAAGTAATGCCAACTGTATTGCTTGCTGCGCCAATTGAAGTAAAAACAGTTGACCCAACCGATGTAATTGTGTATAAGCTACCGACAATAAAATAACCAGCATCTACTGGAATTCCCAGTTGAAGCCTGACAAACTCGCCGTGATTGATTGAACTGCCGGTTACGGCATTAATGGTAGTCATGCAAGGAATCGGAGCTTGTACAGGGTGCTGTTGAGCAAATTGGCAATGTTGTCAATCTCGTTTTGTAATTCGGAGTCTTGCGGGAATCCCGGCTTCCTTCTGTAAGTCTCAACTTCTTCCATCAAGTATTCAATGTATGGGATTGGAGCTTCTGGGACCGTAAAGTCTGAAGGATAATTTGTTAGTAGCCCATACTTGCCTTGGTAAGATTCTACAAAGGAATCCACCAGTTCCCCAATCTCGGTGTAGAAAGCCCCAAGCGCTTGATGCTGGGAATAGCTTCTAGATTGCAGGTGAAGAATGTGAGCATTGGTTACGCTGTGCAGCAAGCACATAGTAAATTCCACAACCGGACTTGTCACTTGAGCTTTAAAGGTTGCCATGATGATCCTTAAACAACATACTCAGTAAAAACAAACGGTTGATCCCATTGTACAAACGCGCCATCTGTCATTGGATTTAGAGTATAAGTGGGACAGACTTCCGCTACCAGAGAAAAGTAAACAGCAGCACCTACAGCCGTTAAAGTCCCTGTAGCTGGGATTCCAATGACCGGTCTGTTAAGCGTAACAGATACCGTAGAACCAGACCCCGGACGAACCGCTGTATTGGCTACCTTGTACACATAAGTTCCAAGCTGGATAAAGTCTCCAGCCGCCAGCACCACAGTTCCCGGCGTCCCAACCGGTATGTTGCCAACAATGATTACCGTGGAATTTGCCGCTGGCACATAAGCAAGCGTAAGAGCAGCCGCTTCAGCACCAGACAATCCACCCTTGTATTCTGTAAACCACGAAAGGTTGTCATTATCAAAAGTTACATTTTGAGGAATCTGCCTATCAGAATTGTCAATGGATTGGATCACATCCCTCACTTGAGGATAGTAAAGATACGAATGCGGATTGACAACAAAGACCCAAGGAACAATTGTAAGATACTGAGCAATTGTTATTTGCCCAGATCGGCTTGTTTGCTGACCAACAACGCGACGATTCTTAACAGTCATTGACTGCTGGATGTTAAAAATAGTTTGGAAGCTCATGTTCTACCCCTGCTAACGGCTAGACTTTTGTTTGCGTAAGCATTTGCAGCCCAGATTGTATTACTACTTCCCAAAAGGCGGTCTTCAAAGCTCTTGGCGTCAATCGCATTAATGTAGTTGTTGGTGACATTGGTAGTACCACCACCCATGCTTAAGGCATGATTGGGAATGATCGTTCCGCTGCCGGAAGGCATAAATATCTCTGGACCCCTTTCACCAACTAAGTAAGCATTGTTTCCAGATACCGAGCCACCGTCTGCTTTGGCATAATTAGCCCCCAACCCTTCCCCACCGCCAGTAAACATTTTAAACGCCATTGACAGTAAACTATTTGCTTGAGCTTTTAGTTGGATTGCTATCAAGTCTTGGATGATTGACCGAGCAAAATCCTTAAAATTTAACTTTCCGGTTTTTACAAAAGTATCCAAGGCTTGACTCATATTATTCATTACTGATTCAAAAGCCTTTTGTCCATTCTCCATATCAGTTGCAAGATTATTTACAAACTTATCTATTCCTTTAAAGAATCCTTCTTCAAATGTTCCTGCTTTAGCTTCTTTAATAATTCTATTTCTTTCAGCCGCAAGCCTAATGGATTCTTGAGCCAAAGCGTTTTCTCTAAGCAGCGCCTCCTCCCTTGCATCTGAAGTTAAAGCAGAATTAGCATTTATTCTTTCAATTGCATCTGCTCTTTTATTTTCTATTGCCATTCTATCTTTTTCAAACTGCAAATCCTCAGACTTCATATTTAAACCGTACTGTTCCAGTTTAAACATTTCTTGAGTTCTGGCTAAATCTTTTTCATCAAGTTTTTGGGATTCCATTTGAATGGCATTCCCTTCGGCGTAGCGATTATTTATTATGCCAATTTCTTCTTGTATTTGCTGTTCATTTCGTAACTCATCTTCAAGCAATTGAAACTTTAATGCTTCATTGGCTTTCCAATCTGCTAATATTTTGTCATCCGCTTTCTTATAAATTTCTGCAATTTCAGCTTGAATGCGTTCAGTTTCTTGCAATTCATCCATCATTGCTTTAAAAATAACTGCTTTTCTCTTTTCAACTTCGGGGTCTACCCCAGCCTTGACTGGTCTTTTTACAGATGACTTTGCTGCAACATCATCCAATGAACTCATCTGAGATGGCAATACGCCACCAAAGTTTCGGTTCATTATTTTGCTTTGGAATTCATCTAGCTTTCTGCGTTCTTCTTCCCACTTTGCTGCATGAACTTCATTTAAAGCAGTCGCGGCCGCTATTCCTCCTGTCCATAAAACCTTAGCATTTTCAAATGTGTGAGCAATTTCATCGGCAATGGCTCGAAAAACAAATGCTACATCTGACCCAAGAATTACTATAGTTTCAAATACTGTGCCAAAAACTTTACCCATTAAACTGGTTTCACCAGCCATACCTTTTATGTAATCTGTTGTCAGCTTGATTATGGGACCAAGTTCAACAGCCAAAACAATTAAAGTGTCCCTTGCGCGTTCTGCCAACAAATCATGAAAATCTGCCGCTTTTTGAATTGCTTCTGCTTGTGCTTCAGTTGCCTTTGTTGCTGAATTCATGCCATTGGCAAGATCAGTAAAATCAACTCCTTTGGCTGCTTTGCCAAAGATTTCCATTGCCTTTGCATTGCGGGTCAATGGGTCCGTAATCTTGGCAAGACCTTGTATTGTCTTTTGAAACAAATCTTCCGAACTAAGTTTCCCCAAGTCTTTTAATGAAATGCCAGCTTTGCTAAATGACTTTTGCGCTTCGAAAGAACCTTCTGCCGCGCTATCTACAAACTTTGTAAAACTGGCAATTAATTTACCAGCATCTTCAGCTTTGCCGCCAGCGTTGCCTAGTGCGTTGCTGAGTTTTAAAATGGAGTCAATTGCAATGTCGTTGGCTTTGGCAACATCTGCAATTTCATCAGCGTAGGCTAATGCTTGTTGGGTTAAAACAAGGAGTGCAGCCGCACTAAATTTTCCATAAGATGCTGCCTTGTCAGCAAAATCAGCCAGTTTTTTCCCAGCCCCTTCAATGCCTTTTACAAATTCGGCACTATCAAGACCAAGCAATACGCCAAGTCTTGCAATATTATTTGCCATTAAAACGCTCCTTGTTAAATCCCGGCGCGCTTACCATAAATGCTAAAAGGCTTTCGTTTGTTTGCGCTTTTAACTGTTCTTTGGTTGCTGGCGAATAAATATAATCGTATCCATTTCCAATAATACTTGAAAGTTTATAAGTTGGCGCAGATGCGGGTCGAATATAATTAAACAAACCATTTATCAAAGTTCCAAGCAATGCAACAATATTATTGTTTCCAATAGCCCCATCAGCATACATTGTTTGGATTTGAGCCATGGTTATATCATCAAGGTTGGCAACTGATTCTGGTGTATGCCCATTGAAGATCATAGCCGTAGCGACTTGCATCCTCAATGAGCCAATTAGTTTCCCCGAGCTTCCTTATAAGTTGGGGAAATGGCTTCCCCTATTTTTTCAACCAACGCAAGCTGAACAGATAGGGGCCACTCAGCCTCTATGTCTTCATAATTAATTTCTGAAAGACTATTGGCAGGGTCTTCAGCACAAAGCAAACGAATGTATTCTGTAATCCTAGCCTCTGTCATGGCTTTGTTTTTTGCTGCCTCACGCATTGATCTACCAGAAACAATAATGTCAGTCTCGGTAAATTGAAATTCTTCTGATGCTTGGTCTTTAAATTTATTCAAAGAACTTGTCATTGCAATATAAATTGCATCAATTTTTTCTAGGGGCGGTTCAATTATTCTGGAATAAATTTCATCTGATTCAGAAACCAAAGGAACACGAACTTTAAAAGTGTGCCCACCAAGTTCAAATTTACGGATTCGGATTTCTATGCGCTTTTGCTCATAAGTAGAGCCAAGAATTGATGCTAATTTAGTCATTTTGTTTTATATTGTTGAAGTCTTCTTGCTAATATTGAGGAAAGATTATTTACAACTGATTGAGCTTGTGACTCAAGTGCTGGTCTTAAATATGGATGCGGAGGGTTTCTTGATGACCCAAATTCTTGTGCTATTGCTCTTGCATCGCTTTTTATGCCAAGTTTTTTTAACTTTTTTTCTGGCGCTGTTGTTACAATCGCAATTACCGTATCGGTTTGCGTAATGTATTTAGAACGGCGATCCCGTTTAGTTGGTCTCCTTGCTTCTGTTTGAAGTGTTCTTTGCAAAGCTCCAGTATCAATAGGCGCATTGGATTTTGCCATTGCAAGAACTGGACGCATGGCTTCCCGGACAGCGGGGACAAGAATTTTACTTGTGGCTTTTTTATCGCCAATTTGATCAGCAAGTTCTTTAAAGATTTGATCTACTTGACCAATGCCTTCAAGTTTTATGCTGACACTCATATTATCCTCTTATAATATCTTTGTAGATCAAATTGTTAAGCTCTATTACATACTTAACAATCTCGCTGGGCTGCATCTTATCGGCATGGTTAGATGCGATAAGATGCGCCAGTTGGATGCCTGTCAATTTCTGTTCGAAAAACCCAAACCAATCCTTGCGGGATTCGGATTGAACGATTAGAAAATTAAGCAGATCATTAGTGTTTTGTATTTTATTAGTCATTTAAGCAGAGTTGGACCAACCGTATTGGTTACCGCGAGGATGGATGGTAAAGGTAACTTTTGATTCAGCAGATGGGTTTGGATCAATTGTCCATTGCGAAACTCGTCCGTTAAACGAATAAAGAACAATACCGGTTCCATCCGTGGCTTTGATGACAAAAGTACGGTCAATAGTAC